GCTTTCCTTGTGAAATATTCCCCGATGGAGACTGTTAAATTAATAGGTAAGCCATGAATTATGCCAACCAAAACCATATCCGCAAACATGATGACACCCGGCGGCAAAGCCGGTGGGAAGCATTGGACGAAGGCCGAGGTCGAAGAGCGACGGGCGGCAGCAGAGAGCATGAGGCGCAAAAGCAAAGTCACATTGGTGGCGCCGAAATGGTTAAGCGCAGAGGCGCGGGGTGTATGGCGCCAGGTGCGATACCGGTTGAAGGGCATCGACCTGCTGGACAACCTGGATACGGAAATGCTGGCTGTGTACTGCGACGCTTATGTGCAGTACCGAAGGGCCAGCAAGGCGTTGGCGAAACAGACGGAGCCGGATCCGGACAAGGTGAAGGAGCTGCAGGCCTGGGCTCGAATCATGGCCATGTACGCGGACAAGCTGGGACTGACGCCGGGCGGAAGGGCACGACTGGCAAAACGGAAGGCAGAAAAACGTGTTGATAAATTTAATGACACGTTTGATTCTTGAGCTAGTGCTGAGCCTGGGGCTTATGGTGATGACTATCCATCCAAGTACGCAGTATGCGCAGAACGTCGTTAGTGGGCGGCGAGTAGCCGGGCATTCGGAATTGCTGGCCTGCCAGCGCCATCTGAACGATCTGGAGCGCCAGGACGGTAAAGGATTCCCATGGAAATTTGATGAGGAGCGGGCCAATCGAATCTATACCTGGTTCGGGTATTGCCATCATCTAGAGGGACCAAAGGCCGGGCAGCCGATCAAGTTGACGCTATTTCAGAAATTTGACCTGGGCATGATATTTGGCTGGGTGCAGCGTGAGACCGGTATGCGCCGGTTTGAAAAGGCGTATATACAGATTGCCCGGAAAAATGGGAAATCAACACTGATGTCCGGTGCGGCGCTATACCTGATGGCTGGGGACCAGGAAGAAAATCCAGCGGTGTATTGTGCAGCGATGGATCGGGAGCAGGCTCGAATCATCTATAAAGCAGCCAAGGCGATGGCGCAGAAAAGCCCGGACATACGCAAACGGTTGAGGATCAGGGATTATGAGATCAGCCACATCAGCCGAGATGGCCAGCTCAAGGCTCTTTCGAAGGACACCAAAAACAAGGACGGTTTAAACCCATCCGGGGTGATCCTGGATGAATACCACGCACACCCTACGTCGGAAATCCATGACCTGCTTTTCTCGTCCTGGGGACAACGCAGCCAGGCGATCATGTTGATCATTACGACCGCCGGGATGGAGGCGGAAAACAATCCTTGTCACCGGGAATACCTTTATTGTAAGCAAATTCTGCAAGGCATCATCCAAAACGAACGTTATTTTATTATGATCCGGGAGCTGGATGCGGAAGACGACGAACATAATCCGAAATTATGGATCAAGGCCAACCCTCTGCGGGCATCCACACCGGACGGCCTGGCCAGGCTGAAGACTCAGCATGATGAGGCCTTTGGAAGTAAGGATCCGGCCAAGATCCGCACGTTCCGGGTGAAAAATCTGAATATTTGGACGACTGCAAGCGCGAACAGTTATATGGGTGAGTATATGAACGACTGGGATAAGTTGAAAGTTACGCAGGAGGAATTCTATCGGCTCACCCACGGCTTGCAATGTATCGCCGGGCTCGACCTTTCGAAGAAGATCGACCTGACGGCTGATGGATTTGTTTTCTGGTTGCCGGAGCTTGATAAAGTGGCAATTACGGCGCATGGTTTTATCCCGGAGGAGGCGATCGCGCGGCATGAAAAGACGGACCGGGTGCCATATCGGGATTGGGCGGCAGGTGGCTGGATCACGGTTACGGAAGGGGATGTGACCGACTATAACGCAATCCTGACGCATATCCATGACGTCGAGCTGGAGCACAGCTGGAAAATCCATGAGGTGGCGTTCGACCCTTACAACGCGACGCACCTAGCCAACCAAATGCAGGCGGAGGGATATACGACCATCGAAGTGCGCCAGGGTGTGCGCACGCTGAGCGAGCCGACCAAGCTGTTCCGGGAGCTGGCGGCCACGGGCAAACTGATCCACGACGGATCGCCGTTGTTGAAATGGTGCCTGGCCAATGCGGTCCAGGTACAGGACAGCAACGAGAACATCAAACTGTCGAAGAAAAATATCAGCGACACGCAGCGGATCGACCTGGCTGCGGCGGTGATCAATGCGATGGTGCGATTACCAGCGTTGAAGGAAATCGAGCCGGAGGACATCAGCGATCAGATATTGGATGAGGAATGGGGCATGTGAGTGATGAGGTGAAATGGGAAGGCCCTCACCCCCGGCCCCTCTCCCGAAGGGGGGATTTATCCCCCCTTCGGGAGAGGGGAGAGAGGCAAAGGTTATATATGCAAAGATAATCGATTTTCCCCAGCTGGGGAAAACAAAATACTTTGCTTAGCAGGAACGGATTGAACGAATGAAAGCAGGGCGGGCACGATCCGCCCCTACGGAGGGATCGAACGGATGAAATATCTGGATGATGGGTTGTTGTTAGTGGGTTGTGGACTGATATTGTATGGGACTTATCAAATATTACCGGTGGCCACCTGGTTTGTAGGCGGAGGTATGTGTATATTGATCGGAATATTGATCGGAATAGGGAACAGAAAGCAATGATCATTAGCAATTTAGTACGCGGAATATTTAAAAATGGGGTCGCGCCGACTACTTGGATTGTGCCAGAGCTGGTCGATAATCTGGAATATCCAACGATTTCCGGCCAGAATGTAACGGTCGAAACCAGTAAAAATGTAGCGACTGCATATCGTTGTATCAACATTTTGAGCGACGACCTGGCGAAAATGCCGCTGCAAACGTTCATCAGCCGGTTGGCGGGGCAGATCGATCGTGTAAGGCCGAATAACCGGCCAACTAATATCGCCTGGCTATTGGAGATCTCGCCAAATCGCTGGATGACGCCGTTTGTTTTCAAGAAAACCATCATGCAATGGCTAGTCTGTTGGGGAAATGCCTATGTATGGAAACCTCCGCGATTGGTTGGGCAACGTGAGGAGCTTTTTATACTCAATGCTAATACGACCAGGCCCCTTTTTGATATTAAAACCGGCGAGATCTGGTATCAGACCATCTTCGCCAGGGGAGATGATAAATATCTCCCATACAATGAAGTAATGCACTTATTGATCAATTCGACCGACGGGATCAACGGGCGATCGGTGATCACCTATGCACGTGAAACGCTGGGGCGGCAGATGGGCGCCTATGAGACTCAAGGCCGGTTTTATGCCCAGGGGATGAACCCGTCCGGCGTCATGTATATGAAAGGCGAGCTGAATAAGGATGCGCGGGAAAAAGTACGTAGAACGTTCCAGGATGCCCTGGGTGGCACTTCGAAGGCCTATGGCCTGGCAGTCTTGGACGAAAAAGTGGCTAAATTCGAGCCGATCACGATGAAGATGGTGGACGTTCAGTTCCTGGAATCAATCCAGGAGAACGACCTGGAGATCGCCAACTTCTTCGGCGTACCGCTCTATAAGCTGGATCGAGGTAAGCAATCGTATGCTTCGAACGAGCAGCAGAGCCTGGATTACCTGGCCACGACGTTGGACCCGTACCTGGTGCAGTTCGAACAGACCGCCATGCTGCAATGGCTGAGCGAGGAAGAGCAGAATTATATATATTTACGCTTCAATCGGGACGTGTTATTACGGACAGATGCCAAGACACGGGCGGAATATCTGGAAAAGAACATTTTGAGCGGTCAGATGACCCCCAACGAGGCGCGACAGATCAACGATATGAGCGCCTATGAGGGCGGAGACGATCATTATATACCGATGAACATGGGTAAGGTAGGAGGTAGACATGCCTGAAGTTGGAAGAAAAGCCGAAACGGGTAAAGAACACACGCAATCGGTGGTTTTTGAAAAAGAGGCGGGTTGGACCAAGGCCAGCTCGAGGAAGTGGATAAAAAGCCACGATTATTACGACGACGGTCTCGATGAAACTGAGACACAATGGCGGTGGCGGCAATACGACCCGGATGATAGTGAATTCGATTACCGCACTCAGGTCATCGTAAAGGATTCGGTTTCATTGATATTGGGGATCCCCAAAGACCAGGCGAGCGATGAGAATGTGGAAAGCGGATCGGTGCCCCAGGGCGGGTCAAAGACCCGCCCCTACAAGCAACCGATACGGTGTATCGAAGGAAATGCCAAGCCGCACGAGCCGTTTTGGAGCTTCACGAACGTGATCAACGGCGATGGGGACGAAGAGACCACGATGGAGCTGTACGGGTTTATCTCGGAATATTCCTGGTTCGAGGACGATATAACGCCGAAAATGTTCCGGGACGATCTGTATAAGTATGGCAATGGGCGACCGGTCTTGATCAAACTTAATTCCTATGGCGGTGATGTGTTTGCTGCCTCAATGATGCGGGCGATCATCCTGGATTATCCCGGATACGTGACGGTGCGGGTGGATGGCATCGCAGCGAGCGCGGCTACGATCGTGGCCTTATCCGGTAAGCGGCTGCTGATGCAGGAATCGGCCTATATGATGATCCACGATCCAATAGTCAGTTTTTGTTTCGCCTGCCTGAACATCGATGACCTATATGGCCTGCTGAACGAGCTGGAAACGATCAAAGACGGGATCCTGGACTCTTATATGAACAAAACCGGAATGAGTAAGGCACGCCTGGGGCACATGATGAGCGACGAAACATGGATGACGGCGCGCCAGGCGGTGGATCTAAAATTTGCGGATGAGGTGATCAGCGCGCCGGGTGTGCCTATCAGCAACCAGGCAGCTTACGTCAATATGGCGCCTGGCAGGCATTGGACGAAAACCGAGATCGAAGCGCGACGGGCGGAAGCAGCGAACGCGGTACTCAGAAATTATGCGCACGTACCGGAAGAGGTTAGGAAAACCTTTATTTCGGAAGGGCGGGTCATTGATCCGCCTATACAAACCCAATTCCCGGAAAACGAGGAATATCAGCGTGAGGTAGAGCGCCTGCGCTGTGAAGCGAAGATTCTAATCTAGAAGAAAGGAAGGGTAAAGATGTCTCTCAAAAAGTTTTACGACGCCACAAATGTGGCCGAGGCGCAGGTGCAAAGCATAGCGTCTCAAATAAATGACCTGTTCGAGTTGGGCAAAACGGATGAAGCTCTAGCGTTGCGCCCGCAGCTCGACAAGGCCAGGGCAGATGCGCACGAGGCGCACCAGCTTTATATCTCCATGCAGGCGGCCAGCCTGCCGCAGGAGGGCAGCGATCCGGCGCGGATGATGGTGCCCAGCGGCGAGAATGTGCAGGTTACGCGGGATGAAGGCGATCAGAAATTCGAGAACATAGGGAAGTTCTTCATGGCCGTAAAACATGCAGCGCTATATCCCGGACGAGCAGATCCACGCCTGAAGGGACTATGGGTGAGGGATGCTGCTACGGGGATGAGCGAGGGTGTGCCGGCTGAAGGCGGCTATTTGCTGCCACAAGAGGGAAACACAACAATCATGGAAAGGATGTACACCATTGGCGAAATCCTGCGGCGAGTGGCGAGGGACCCGGTAAGCGGCAACAGTATGACTTACAACGCAGTCGATGAAAGCAGCCGGGTGGCCGGTTCGAGATGGGGTGGGGTGCGCGGGTACTGGATAGCCGAAGCCGGTACGATTACCACTAGCAAGCCGAAATTTCGCCAGATCGAGCTCAAACTAAAAAAGGTGGCGGCGCTATGCTACGCTACCGACGAACAGTTGGAGGACATCGCCAATCTGGCATCGTGGCTCAGTCGCATCGTTCCCGAGGAATTGCGTTTTCAGGTCGAGGACGCCATCATCGAGGGCGATGGATTAGGAAAACCTCTGGGCATCATGAATAGCCCGTGCCTGGTCACCGTGACGCGAGACACCGCGGCCTACATCAAAGCTGCAGATATAATGAATATGTGGGCGAGGCGCTGGATCGGGGTGAAAGACTACGTCTGGCTGGTGTCGCCGGATGCAGAAGCGCAATTGCCACAGATGGTAATCGGCGATATGCCGGTTTATCTGCCGCCGGGTGGTTTTACCGGCGCTCCATATGGGACAATGTTAGGCTGTCCGGTGATCCCGGTCGAGTATTGCCAGCCGTTGAACACATCGGGCGACATCATGCTGGCAAGCCTAAGCCAATACCAGACCATCGACAAGGATGGAGCGGGTGTAGCAAGCGCCAGCTCGATTCACGTAGCATTTACCACAGACGAAACTGCCTTCCGCTTCACCTACCGCATTGACGGGGAACCGACCTGGGATAGCGACCTGACTCCATTGCATGGCTCATCTACGGTCAGCCCGTTCGTCGTACTGGGAAGCGCTTCGGCGTAATTACCGGAACGAAGAAAATTGTTGAGATAGAAAGGAGTGTAAAAAAATGAACCCTTTTGTTGAGTACGATAATATTGTGCCACTGCTGGCGCCGCAAGATATCACGACAATGGCAACCGCCAGCAGCTACATGGATCTGAAATACGCCCACCGGGCGGCATTTCTGGTCGTCTTTGGGAACGTGCATGGCAGCACGTCCGGCGACCGCGAGGTTGTAACGGTACAGGGAGCAACCGACCCGGCCGGGATAGAGGCAGCAATTGCCTTCAATTACCGCCTATCCGGGGCGTTGGGGACCAATATCTGGGGCGCAATCACGGCGGCTGCGGCGGCCGATGGGGTGAGCATTGTCCCATCAACGGACGATAATAAACTGCTGTGGATCCAAATCGATCCGGACGCCCTGGCAGCCAACGATTACCGTTATGTGCGCGTGTTGCTGACGGATACACCGGACATGGACAACTGCCTGGTGGCCGTACTGGGTCTCACCGAGCCGCGCTATAAGCAAACCACTTTCAAGTCTGTGACAGCATCGGCCTCGGCCTGATGATAGACCGCCCATTGGCAATAGTGGGCAGCAATCCCAGGGGGCGTGAACTCGTCCCCTGGGACGACCCAAATGTGGAAATCTGGCTATTCAATGAAGCTCCACAGGCGCCAGAGAAATATCCGCGTTGGGACATATGTTTACAGATGCACAAAAAGGAAGTATATACCAGCCTCGAAAATTGGAACAATAAGGAGCATTGGGCCTGGTTACAACAAGAGCATCCCGGTAAGAAAATCTACATGATCGAAGCGGATGAGCGAGTGCCAAACTCGGTAACTTATCCCATCGAAGGGGTGCTGGCACAGATTCCCTATAGATATCTACGATCCAGCCCGGCTATGGCCCTGGCGCTGGCAATCTACCTGGGCTACACAGACATCAGCCTATATGGTAGTGAGCTAACCAGCAATACCGAGTACCAATACCAGGCGATCAATTATGCCTACTGGATCGGATTTGCGCATGGGAAGGGAATCAATCTAAAACTATGCTGTTGGCAAGACGAATTCGAGCAGCCAATTTATGGATACGAGGGCGAGAAACAGATTGGTAAAGAATTTTTCGAGCAACGTGCCGCCATCCACGATAAAGCGTGGAAGATAAACGATCTGGCGCTGACGAGAATCAAAGAAAAAATTGACGATGCGATGTATAAAAACGATTTTGGGACCGTGGCCAGGCTAACCAGCGATTTTGAACTGGCAGCGCTGGCAACCGGTGAGACTGCGGCAGTGCTGGCGGAAGCCGAACGCTACAGCAAACGAAGCAACATGATCTCACGCCAGGAATTCGAGCGGACTTCCGCTCAAGCGCAGCAAGACGGGGAGGGCGTGCGAGAGAAGATGTTCAAAGCCAGCGGAAAAGCAGAATACGTCTGGAACGTTTGGAAACAAACCGGGCGCAATGAGGCGCTCAACCAACTGCGCCAATTTCTGCTGGAATATGGAAAACTGGCATACGACACCGGCGCACAACTGGGGATTTTCCATGAGAATATAAATTACTTGGGCGAGTATGACAAATTGACGACCGCGCTAGGTGGTAAGAAGGCGTTGGCTAAGGTAGGCCCTCATCCCCAGCCCTTCTCCCGCAAAAAGCGGGAGAAGGGAGAAGAGAGAAGGGAAAATAAATGAACAATCTGGCGTTGAATCTGGCTCAAAAAATTTCCTTCGTTCTGCTCGATTCATCAGGCGTGGAAGTTACCGGATTGGGAAGCGGATATTCGCTGTCCATCTCGAAAAACGGCGGCGCATTTGCGGCCGGCGTTGGCACAAAAGAGGAAATCGGGAGTGGTTGGTACAGCTATAACCTTACGGCTACGGAGACAGATATGGCAGGACCGCTGGCTATCAAAGTCACCGGAACGGGAGTTGACCAGCAAAATCTCATCTATGAGGTAACCGGATCGGCCTGGCAATCACCGGCGGGAACGAACATTCTGACCACCGAGGAAGCAGCTGCAGTTTTACGCTGCGAAATAGATGACGATAATATGCTGATGTTGCTGCCGCAGATAGACGCCTACATCAAAATGGCTACCGGTCACGACTGGGCGGCGGATGATACGATCCGCCCGGAGGCGAAGGCAGCGGCCAGAATGTTGTTGGTGATGTGGCATGAAAACCCGGCGATGGTGGCCAATGGGTTGGCGACGCTGAGCTTTGGCCTGTCGGCGGCGCTGGTGCAACTGGAGGTAATAGCGATGAGTTATCTGTATTTCTTCGGTCTAAACGGCGCCGGGGCGTGTGTGCTGAGCGGCGCGAATGTGGGTGATACGGTTTCGACGCTGGTGGGATTGGTCGGCGTCAGCGGGGACCAATCTGAAGATTTCGAGGACGTGATCACGGTGAAGGACCAGATCCAACAAGTTTCTACGGACGATCTATCGGCCAATTGGTATAAAGCCTATTTGGTGTCGGTGGAGGAGCTGTGATCCTGAACGGAAAGATGATCAACCCGGGCGAGCTGAATACACCAATTACGTTGAAGAGCCGGTCCATCATTACTGGCGGTTCCGCTGCTGCCGGATTTCGGATACCGAGCTATGACGAAATCGGCCAGGTGCTGGCAAAATGGGTGAACGTACATGGCAGCGAGGTATGGTCGTCGCAAACCGTGAACGCAATGAAAGCGGCGACGGTGTTGATCCGTTATCAGGCCGGACTGGATGAGACCTGTGTAGTGGATAAAGGCGGCGAGGTATACGATATCGTTTCGATCGATGATATCCAGGAACGGCATGAATATATGGAACTGAAGATAAAGAAGGCGGTAGGTGGCTGATGGTTTGCAGGGCAAATTTTAGCCTAAAAGGGTTCGAAGAATACCTGGAGCTGATCGCCAAAGCCGGGCATGACGTGGACGCAGCGGCCGACCAGGCCAACATTGCCGGGGGCGACGTGCTGTTGGATGGGATGTTGAGGCGGGTACCACGGAAGACAGGAAACCTGGCCGAACACCTGGAGCGCACCGAGCCAAAAGTTGATGGCAATTTCCATTACATCGAAGTGGGCATGCCCAGAAAGACCGATGCGGAAACAGCGCGCTATGGTAACGTCCAGGAATATGGCTCGGCGCATACACCGGCGCAGCCTTACATCCGGCCAGCTTTCGATGAAGACAAAGCCAAAGCACGCAAGGCACAGCGTGAGAAGTTGAAGAAGGCGGGCGTTTTATGACGACTATCTTCGAGCAGATAGATGACGCCCTGGCAACGCTGAATGTGCCATACGCCGAAAATCTTTATCTACTGGAGACGGGCGACACTTTACCCGATCTATACCTGGTGGCTACACTGATATCCGGCGTGGCGGAACAGCATGCCGACGATGACGAAACGGCGAGGTCATACCGGGTGCAGATCTCCGTGTATAGCCACAACGGATTGGTGGAACTGCCGGACGTGGATGGCGCCATGAAAGCAGCCGGATTTGTAAAAGGTCCAGAACGAGAATTACCTTACGATCAAGAGACAGGTCATTTCGGCCTGGCGCTCGATTATGTATATCTAAACTAGGAGGTTAAAAATATGGCTCTCACAATCGATTCAGGTGAGTACAGGAGCGCAGTCGGCTTAAAAGACCTGTACATCGCCGAAGTTACGCAAGACGATTCCGATGCTTATGTGGCCGACACACCAGAATATTTTGCCCCGGCGGTGGAGGCCTCGCAGGAGGCGGCAGTAAACCGGCAGACACAATATGCCGATGACCAGCCCTTCGACGCGATGAGCAGCGAAGGGGAAACGACCATCAGCCTGACGGTGACCAACATCCCGCTGGAGATGCTGGCGAAGCTTTGCGGGCGCGAGTTCGATCCCACCACCGGGCGGATGTACGATAATACCGGCACACCGCCGTACTTCGCCCTGTCTTTCCGATCGCAAAAATCGAACGGAAGCTATCGCTATTACCAGTTCCTCAAAGGGCGGTTCGACATGCCCAGCGAGGATAAGGCCAGCAAAACCGACAGCCCGGCGCCGAAAACGATCCAGATCAAATATACAGCGATCAAAACCATCTACGTATTCGACCTGGGCGACATCAACGACAGCATCAAGCGGGTCGTGGGCGACGAAGATACCCTTGATTTCGATGGCGACACCTGGTTCAGCCAGGTACAGACGCCAGACGTGGCATCGCCTTCGCCGATCGCACTGTCTTCGATCACACCGGCCGATGGAGCTTCCAACCAGTTGGTCAGTGTCAACATCGTGCTCGTGTTCAACAATGCCTTGCTGAGCAGCTCGGTCAACAACATCAGCCTGGTGCGCTCTGATACCTATGCTTCGATCGCCTGCACCAAGACACTATCGACCGACAAAAAGACCGTTACGCTCAATCCTGATGACAATCTGACGGCCAGTAAAACCTATCTGACCGTTCTGGCAGGTGTGACCGATATCTATGGCCAGCTTTTGGCCGACGTGACCAAAGATTTTGCAACTGCGGCGTAGGTAGGAGAATAAGGATAAATCCGCCCTCACCCCAACCCCTCTCCCGCCTAAGCAGGAGAGGGGAAAACTTCATCCCGGTGGGATAAATCCCACCGCTAACCATTTCCCATGGAAAATGGGAGAGGGGATATGAAAAGGAATGAACTATGCCAAGAGAAGGCACTCCGATACAAATCACGCTATACGGCAACGAGGACGAGGTAAAAGGAACGTACTCCAGGTCGATCATCCCGTGGGGCATCATGAAACGGGCGATCAAGCTGGCGAGAGGTTTCGATAAAGACGATCTGAAAGAAGAAGACATCGATACGCTGGCCGGGCTGGTAGTAGACGCCTTTGGCAATCAATTCTCGATCGAGGATCTGAACAACGGCGCAGACCTGGGTGAAATGGTGACGATCTTGAATATGATCGTGGCCAAGGCAGGTGGTTTGCTGCCCGCAAACCCTACCCCACCGGGGAAATAACCCCGGAGAACACAGGAGATTGGGTATTAGACCTGGAATGCCAACTGGTGGACCTGTTCGGTTGGAGCCTGCAGGAGATAGACGAGACCAATATGGAGAGCCTGTTGCCATTCATCTTTCATTATCCAAAATGGAAGAGGAACAAAAGCGAAATAGCGCCCGGTTTAGCAAACACAACATATTGTGATGAGGTGAACTGGTTATGAGCGACCAGGTATCCAGCTTAAGCGGAAAAATTGGATTAGATACCACCGATTTCAAGACGGCGGTATCAACATTGAACCGCGAGATCCGGGTAGTAGAGAGCGGATTCCGGTCCAGCGCGGCTGCGCTGGGAGATTGGGCCAAAGACGCCAGCGGGCTGGAAATGCGTACAAAGGCGCTGAACCAGGAGATCGACCTGCAGGGTAAAAAGGTCAATGCTTTGCAGGGTGAATATGAGCGCATGGTCGCCGTACATGGGGAAGGATCCAAAGCGGCGCAGGACATGCAGATCAAGGTAAACAAAGAGACCGAAGCGCTCAATAAGATGCAGGTCGAGCTGGGCAACACAGACAAGGCCCTGGCAGATGCCGGCAGCGAGACCAGTAAAACAGGGGATAAAGTCGAAGACCTGGGGGAAAAGAGCAAGATTTCCAAGGATAAACTAATTACTCTGAGGGACGTGGCAGGCGGACTTGGATCGGCGATGAAAGTTGGCGTGGCTGCAGTGGCGGGATTAGCGGCGGCGGTGGTTGGGGTGGGCGTGGCGGTTGCCGGCATGGTGCTCAAAACGGCCGATACGGCCGGAGAGCTCGAGGATCTATCCAAAAAAACAGGCATCAGCACCACACGATTGCAGGAACTGGCTTACGTCGGCGATCAGGTCGGCACAGACCTGGATACGATCACCGGATCGCTGAGTAAAATGATCCGTTCCATGTCATCCGCGAGCGGGGGAACCGGCGATGCGGCAGATGCATTCAAGGCGCTGGGGGTATCCGTAACCGATTCGGGAGGAAACCTACGTGATTCCGAAGCCGTATTTTCGGACGTGATCACGGCGCTCGGCAAAATACCTAATGAGACCGAACGGGATGCGCTGGCTATGGCGATACTGGGGAAGTCGGCCCAGGAACTGAACCCGATCATCGAAGCCGGGGCCGGCGAAATGGCAAAATTGACCAAAGAAGCGCACGAGATGGGCGCGGTAATGAGCGGGGAGGCCGTGGCGGCAGCGGCCGAATTCGACGATAAGATACAAGGGCTTAAAAAAGGGTTGGGAGGCATGGCTATGACGATCAGCACGATGTTCCTGCCGGCTTTTTCCGGCATCGTGGATACGGCCAGCGGATATCTCAAGGAGCTGGTTGGGATCGTACAGAGCTCGGGCGGCGATTTTGGAAAGATGGCAGAAGGATTGACCGGCTTATTCTCAAGGATTGCCACAGACATTGCCGCCAAGGCGCCGGAGATGCTGCAGGCCGGATTAGCGATCGTACAAGGCATTATCAATGCAATCATTACGTCATTGCCGACCATAATCCCGGCGGCGGTGGCTATCATCAACAGCCTGGTGGATTTCCTGATCCAGAATATACCGATCCTGATGCGCGCCGGCATCGAAATCATAAAATCCCTGGTAGATGCGATATTACCCCAACTGCCCAAACTGGTAGAAGCAGCGATACAGATCATCGTAGAGCTGGCAAACGGTATATCAGAGGCCCTGCCGAAGCTGATCCCGGCGATCATCGAAGTGGTCATGAAAATCGTGGAGATATTGATCCAAAATATACCCATGCTGGTAGATGCAGCCATGAAATTACTGAATGCCCTGGCCGATGGCCTGGTCAAGGCCATACCTGTTTTTGTGCCGGCGTTTGCGAGGATAGAACTGGCCATGTATAACGCATTATTGACATCCATCCCATCCATAATCAGGGCAGCGATCAATATCATCAAAGCGCTGGCGGATGGATTATGGCAAAATCGTCAACTCATTTATGAAACCGCAAGGGATCTGGCGCAATCTGTTATAAGTGGAATAACGGGAAAAATTGGAGAAATAGAAGCGGCAGGGGTCAACATAGTGATGGGATTATGGAGCGGCATGCAATCCAAATATTGGTGGTTCTATAACCAGCTATTGGATTGGTTCCAAGACATCATAGACGACATTTGGGACATCCTCGGCATCGATTCTCCATCGAAAGTGTTTGCCAACATAGGTAAAAACATGGCGAGCGGCCTGGGAATCGGGTTTATACGAGAACTAGGGCGAGTAGAGCAGGCAATAGCCGAGGCCATGAGAGGCACCAATGGAATGGGACTGGGGTTATCGCCAACATTTGCCGGAGCAGGCATATCCAGGGTGCAAAACAGCGAGAGCTACGTGTTTTATGCGCCTATCGTCATCCAGGGCAGCCAGGGCAGCAGTTTAGGCGAGATGCTCAAGAGCAAGAGATATTAATATGTAAGGTGAAATGCCCTCACCCCCGACCCCTTTACCAAAGGGGGGATAAATCCCCCCGCTAAGGGAGAGGGGAGAGAGAAACAAACAGAAAAAGGAGAGGTATTAATGCTGGTGACGGTAAAGACTTTCGACGGGAATGACATCAATGACGGCAGCGACTACGAGGCAATGATGCTGGGGATCGGCTCCCCACAAAACGCCAGCCCGATTTTCGTGCAGCTCGCCAACGCCGATTCAAAGTACGCCGGCGTCTACAGCGTGGATATCAAAAACATCCCGCTCAACATCTACATCCGCAATTATAGCGATCGCTACGCCCTGATCGCGCAGCTTAAGACCTGGCTGAAACCAAGCACGAACGGCTACCTGGTGGTCACGTTCAACGACGAGGCGATCGATTACCAGATCGAGGCCAGCGTGCAGAGCCTGGTGCAGGATAAAACTTATCCGGATCATTTTACGGCCATCCTATTGGCGGCCTCATCCACCTGGCGGGCGGTCGAAGAAGATACTACCGATACCTGGGAGGTGATCGCCAGCGGCGATAAAAAGTTGATCACGGTCGGCGGATTCGATGAAACAAAGCTGAGCGTAGACATCACACCTACAGAATTGCCGGAAGTGGGCTATGCCTACCAAAATTTATATCAACTGGTGAACGCGCTGGGGGTTAATTATGGCGTCAGGCCGTGGTGCATCACTCTGAACACGGCCGCATTGATCTATGACGAAAAAATGCAGGATGATTGCGACGATCTACGGGTGGTGATCGGGGGCAAACAGGTACATCGCTGGATAGGCGGCCCGAACACGACTACTACTAAAGTTTGGTTTAATGTGAACATCGGGCCGGGGTATTCCCTGGTGTTGAAGACACCGGTTTCGGACAGCGAAACAGTCACAGAACTGGCATTTTCACTTACCGTCATCAACCAGACGATATTCAAGGCCCTGCCTCCATCCGGATTGATCTACCACGGGACAGAATGGTTCCAATATACAAGTAAAAATATAGTAAGTTATAAACTACAAATCAAGACAAGGGGCGCTCTGGGTACTGCCCAGGCGGAGCATTTAGCCGGAGCTGTCTTCAAGTATATCCAGACGCCGATCTATATTTTTTACGGAAACAGCGCAGTGGATGACCCCAGCGACAGCGACCCTGCTTACGATAACGACAAACCGGTGTTCAACCTGGTCGATTCGGATAACACCAAATGGGTATACGATGCTACTACGGTTTTTTATGACCCATACCACAAAAACCGGCCGGGATCGTGGACCTATTCAGGCAAAGTTGTTGGAACATTCAGCAACATTTATATCGTCAAGGGCGATGAAGGTAGCGGCGATCCGGCGATGGGAATAAAAGCAGGCAGCTGGATATCGGGTGGCAAACCAAAAGCCGGTTATGTAGAATTCTACTGGCAATTAATCAGCCCAGGCGGGATCTACAGAGTATCCGCCACGGGCAGGAAATATTATTACCTGAAATGGCCGGCTACAGTTTACCCGGCTACATTGCAATACTGCGTTTTGACCGGAACGTATTGGAGCAACGTCTGGAGCGAAGCCATCCCGACGGTGCAATCGACATGGCAGAACATCACCCAAAACAACAAGACCATAGCCCTCTATGCTGCCAAGATACGGTTTGGTTTTATAGGCAGCATGGCAGCCGTGCTCAATGCAAAGGCGTATTTCGAGATATTGACAACTACGGTCGAGTTTTATACCACAAATTTACCGGTGGGAACGCTGCTCGGGGAACAATCGAACGTCCTGATCGATTTCATATTGAGAAACAATGCCACCGGGGATGCTATCAATTTATGTTTCCCGGTGCGGGTCGACAAGGTATTTTCCCTGGATGGCGAGGAATATACTGTTAACTATAACGGGGCAAATGCCCTGGGAGCGCTGGAACTGGACGATCCAAGCCGAGATGTATGGATCAGGCTAAAAGCCGGAGAGAATGAGCTTGAAGTGATTAGCGATTACATCGGCGAACTGGATTTCGACTTATCCTGGTATGCGAGGCGGATATGAGCAGGATCGTGGTCTACGATCTGGACGGACAGGCAGCAGGCGAAATACATGCCATATGCAACCGTGGCTGGGCGATCGGCGGAGGCGGGCAGGCGACCATAATCCTGCCGGCCAGCGATGCCCTGCAGACCTGGCTGCAGTTCGGACGGATGGTGATGATCGAACACCCCAAACTACCGGCCTGGGGCGGCGTGATCGATACAGCCTGGAAAGTGATCATCCCCGGAACGATGACCGTCTACAACTGCGAATATCTGCTTTCTTTGAGAACACAGGATTATCCGGGAAGTTTGACAGGTTCGGCCGGGACCATCGCCATGCAACTGATCGGCATGGCAAATGACCAGGAAGATCTATTAATACGCGAAGGCAACGTACATTACGACAACGATTTACGGACAGAAATATTCGATCAGAGCTCGATCTGGGAGCATTTAAAAACCCTGGCAAGCAACGCCGGCATGGAGATGATGTTCTATCCGGCCTTAGACGCCAACGGCCGGCTGATCGTGCAATTCGATCTACAGCCATACCTGGGAATTTATACCGGATGGCTGTTGCACGATGGCAGCGGCGGTAATATCAATGTAAGAGATGCCAGTGTGAGCGGAGAAATCTGGAACCGCATCATCGGAGTTGGCGACCAATCCACACTCCCCAGCCGGCCACAGACAGAGCCGCAATTCGACGAGATCTCAGCCGAGCGTTATCGTCTGCGCAGCAAAGTGGTGCAATTCAGCGGCATTCCCGGCCAAGCCAGCCAGTTGGAGACGAACGTGGCCAATTATCTGAAAAGATCGGCTTATCCCAGGCTGACATTGACAGTCGAAGCTCTGGATATAAGCGATACTTTTTACCATTTACGGCTCGGGAACAGCTTTATAGTGCAGGTATCGAATGTGATCCTACCGGGCGGGCAACGCGGCTGGAATGGCGATTGCCGTATAACGGCGATGGCTTACGACGAAGCGCAAAACAAGGTTCTGATGACGCTGGATGGAGAATTATAGGGTATGAGCGATTATCTGGCAGACGTAAACCCCGATAATTTAGCAAACGTGGTGAGGGCATTACAGCAGGAAGTGGCCGCGTTGAAATTACGGGATATACATGGCATAGAGAAATTGAATGAGGTCTCAGATGTATTGGAGCCGCTGACGGAGTTCGAATTCCGATCGCATCTAGACCCGGAGAATCCGCAAGAACCGGGGGATGGCTTCTCGGGCGTGCGGATCTGCGGCGAGGGCATGGATTATGGCGGAAATATATATGCCATCGCCTGTGTGCTTAATGACATACTTCAGGCGGGAATGAATATTACCCTGGGGAGAATTACCGCGGGCGGTGAAAATGTTTTCCTAGATGATGACGGGATGAGCGTTATCCAGGGAACAGCGGAAGGATACCCAGGTCAATATGCCCCCAATGGAATTACATTTTTAAATCCCACCAGTGGCTCCCCTACTGGAGATGTCTATAATTATAACAATGGAGTAACTGGCAAGAATTATACGCGAGTTGGAGTAGTAGATGGTGCATCAAGTCTTATAGCATATTCAGGTGCTACACCAGTGGCTAGTATTGATGCGTCTGATGACGGCGCAATATATCTGAATGGAACAGACATCACAATCGGCCATGATGGTAATGCGATCCTCAATGCCCTTGGCGTTATTTATCCTGGGACCTGGACGCCAGAATTAACCAAAACTACCAATATAGCCGCAGCTACCGCATATCTCAGCAATTATTTTCGAATTGGAGATAAAGTCCATTTTGATGGGGTCGTTGCGATCGACCCTACCGCAGCGGGCGCGATACTTTTAGGAATATCTTTACCAATAGCATCTAATTTCACGACTTCATTGTGCTTAAGTGGAACCGCCGCAAACGTCAACAGTGAGGTTGCACGATTATTTGCGGATAGTACCAATAAACGCATGAGCTTACAAGGTGTCGTTACGGGTACAACAAACATCGCCTGGGGGTTCCACGGGAGCTATAGGATCGTCTAAAATAAAAAAAGGAATGAAATCATGCCAAATGGTGAAATGCTGGCGGAACTGCAATTACTGCTTCAACAGGAGAAAATACCGGCCAATGTTGCGCAGAGGATGACCTTGGCAGCGGTTACAGAGGTGCTCAAGGATACAGGAGTGCTGACCGAGCGGACAGATATAGTGATCGATCAGATAACCTGCCTGCAGGGCGCCGACGAAAAAATCCTGGTCGTGGTCGAGCAACATTCCAGGATTTTGGAGCTCTGGGGCACCAACCCGGGGAGGAATTTTGTAGCCTGGTGTGGAAAACACGTCAGATTTACGCTGATCATCCTGACGACGATCGCCATTATCGTGGCGGTGGACGTAATCCAGGGGGGATACTGGTCGGAGATACTGGTCAATGTAGATGGATGGCTGAAATATTTGAAGATGGTATTGTGAGGAAGAAGATAAAGGGGGGATTAATCACCCCGCTAACCTCACCCCTGGCCAGGAGATGCCCTCACCCCTGGCCCCTCTCCCTTAGGTGGGATAAATCCCACCGCTAAGGGCGAGGGGAAAACGCCCTCACCCCTGGCCCCTCTCCCATAAAAAATGGGAGAGGGGAAATAGAAAAGACGAGGATTAGATAATGGATTTGGGGCTGGTTTACCCGGTAAGAGAGCCGATCACCATTACGCAGTATTATGGGGAGAATGCGGCCTGGTATCAGGATGTGAGCCTGCATCCGGGCTGGTCGTACCCTGGCCATAATGGGATTGATTTTGCGGGCTGGGCCGGGGATGTGGTGCTGTCGGTATGCGATACCAGGATAAACAAAGTCGGTTTCGAGGATGAGGGGTATGGAAACTATATCCGGGGGCTGCTGCCGAATGGCTGGTGGGTATATTATGCGCATCTGATGGATATCATCGTCGAGCTGGGGCAGAAGGTGAAGGCCGGCGATGTGATCGGGACGGTGGGAGCGACGGGCTATGCCACCGGGACGCACCTGTACCTGGGATTGAAGGACCCGAAAAAGGAGAAAGCGGATTCCAGCGGGTATAAGGGATATGTTAATCCGTTGTTGTTTTTTTTGGCCAGGCCCTCACCCCTAACCCCTCTCCCACCAGTGGTAGAGGGGCAAAAGACGGCTAAAATGCTGGGCGGGGTCAATATGAGGTCAGCGCCGATGATATCATCGACGATTTATGGGGTGATGTATATGACCTGTCCGCCGATCGCGGTGGATGAGATCAGGGCGATGAATAATGGGGATATCTGGGCCAGGAGTAGTTTCTGGTGGTTTGCGGTGAATGTGGGGATGAGGGAGTATAGCAGGATCGAAAGTTTATAAATCAATTTCCCATGCTTCACTAAATTCCTGATCAGCAAACATTTCGGCAAGTCCCTGGATTTGAATTAATCTTAATACCTCATCAGGATCCATCCCTAATTTATTACATATTTTATCATCTGTCCAATTACGTCGTTTTAATTCTAAAACGACATCGCTCATACCCTGCACCAGATGTTTTCCACGAGCTCGGTTATGTCGGATAGTGGCCGCAATCCTATCGCCTTTGTCAGTGCGATCATCGTTGATTGTGGTAACAGGTAAATATCCCTTGATTCTATCGCGAATCTTTTTGCTTTCTTTGCCAATGCGGTTACGATGGAAACCATCTACAACCTCACGGTGTCCATTATCCTGCCAGGTAACAATTGGCTGAGTATAGCCATCTTCAGCGATACTTAATTCCAATAGACGCATTTCTGGTGGAGCAACCAGGTTTGGATTATAATCGTTTGCCTGTACGGTATCAATTGGGACCCAGATAACACAATCAACCGGTTCATTGCGCATCGGACTAATTTCATGTAACATAATCTTGATTTGGTTAATGGCCTCTACACGATCTTCATCAGTTAATTCCTGTATTTCTGGTATTAACTTGCGGAATTTATCGGTTATAGAACATATCAAGGAGGATATATTCCCCATTGCTGCCTCCGTTTCTTCATGATTTTCAAATATTTTTCATAGGCTGCTGTTTTATGCTGGCTAAAACCAATGCCTTTAGCCCAATAATCATTTCTTAGGAGCATTTTACATATCCTTCTCCATGATGGTACCTCTCTGGCTGCTTCTTGTTTATATGGCCTTTCATCGGGTATCCCATTCGGATATCCTCTATCTTGATACCATTTGATGAATACCGCTATTTTATTCTTGAAATGTTCTTTTGTTTTTGGCGGAAGGCTCTCTAACAATAATTCAGCAAAAGATTGCCATGTATGCCCTTCTGGTTTACTGATTCGTAGATTTCCCAAAATATTACCACTTTCCTTTGCATAGAGAGCTCCACTATTAGCTCCATTTACACGTGCTACAATACGCGCCCATGTTTCAGGTTCTATCAAATGAAATAACCATAATCCCTTACGTTGATCATCACCATAAGGCTGGCAGATGCGCATTTGATGGAGTGTTAATCCAGCCTGATACATCCGATCATAAAGTTTATTATACGGTTTGCCGGTTTTACCGTGATAAATCCACAGATCTGTTTCAATCCAATCATAGATCGGATAAATATTATAGAGACTTTCGCCGACCCATGTGGTCCATTTATATCCATCGATGGTTTGCTTTTTGGTAGATGCAATAGTTCGCCAACGATTGAGGCTTTCTCCGGTGCGAATACCAACAAAGCATGCGCATAATTTATTTTGGCTATACCAATGTCCAAATGCCGATACAAAATCCTCAAATTCCATTTTGTATCTATAAAAAGGGAAATAATTCTGATCAATTATTGCTATTTCTGGTGGTTTTCTGATCCATATATTCTCTCTTCCCGGCTCCCATGTGATCCAATGATGCTGATACATGCTTACAGCATTGCGCAAGTGGATCGGAAGAGCTATCCAATAAGGATCGATGTGTTCAGCATAAAGATTATACATAGCTTGAATATGATCGATTGTTAATTTATATTGACCCTCTAAATCCAAAAATAATACTCCAACCTTGCGCCCACGCCTAATTGCCTCATCCATGACCAAATGTAACATAATAGTGCTGTCTTTTCCGCCACTGAATGAAACATAAATGCGTGGAAATTGGTCAAACGTATAGATTATTCGTTCTTTGGCTGCATCCAGCACATTGATTCCTAATGATCTTTTACCCATTGATCAACCAAATCCTTTCCGATCTCAATAATTTCACCATCATCTATTACAGTGCAATAATATCTTCTAGTCTTTTGCCATGTTATTGGTTGGCTTACTTCATAAATATAACCAGAATCCAATAAATAGAATAAATAAATACCACGCGAGCCAACTGAGTTTGATTTTTTATAATCCTTCTTGCCCCTTAAAAATTGTCGCGAATATCCATATTTTTTATCATATCCAGTAATCATAGCCACCCAATAATCGGGCTTTGGAGCGCCCAGAAGATCACCTAACCCGGGAGCTCCATCATTAAGAATATTTGTATAAAATCGCATCTCTTGAAAGGAATTATCGCCTATAGCTTCAATTTTTAAGGATGCTTTCATTATTTATTCCCCGATTGTTTTTCATTTGATCTTTTTGTTCATGTAATATTTTGATCGATGTAGTAATAGTTACATGCAATCTTTCAATTGCCAGGGTGATCGTTTCGCCTTGTTTGGTTCCTAATTCCTGCTCTAATTCCGCCAATTGGCAAAGAGTTAATTTTGAAAGACGGACGCTGATCAACTTTTTCATGATTTTATCGCCTCAATTTCTGCTTCGACATTCACCGTCAGAACTTTCTTATACCATGATCGGTTTTCAGGGTTCCATTTGTATTCATTGGCCTTGAGCGTCTCACGCTCATTGTAGCAGTCGGTTACCGAAATCACAGTATAATCCTGTATTGGCATGTTGTCTCTTATATCTATCGCTTGTTTTATTTCCTGTTCTTTTACGTGCAGCCAGGTATTTGCCTCATTCCGGCGATACTGGCGTTCTGTCTCATCATTGGCAATTTTGTAGTAGTTCGAAACCTGCATTTCTTTCTGTAATATCTCCACATAATATTGCGCTTTTTCTCTTGTTTGTTGTTTTTGAGTTGTGATATTCATTTTTATTTTCCTTTATCCATTGATATATATATTATATCATTATGACATACAAAAGTCAAATGTTTTTATCGGTTCTAATCGAACATTAACCTTTCGATTTCGAAAACCAGAATGGCCTTTTTTGAGGTATAATTTTTATGATATAATCTAACAGTCAGCCCTGATGAGATTAATGATCAACCTTAAATAATGATAGAGCAACAGACTCTTTTATTTTAATAATAAATAGCACATTAAAGCGGCCATAGGCGGGGGTCCAGACATAGTTCTATGGCTAGATATGGTGGTTTTTGCGCCACGGTCCGAGGGTTAGAGCATCTGCCTTCTAAGCAGGTGGTTGTGAGTTCGAATCTCGCCGGGGGCGCCTAGGCACCACATCTAGGGGTAGAATGCGCCCTCCACCCCCATATATGGTGGTTTTGGGAGGGCGTTTAACATGTCTCAAGTTGAGGTAGAGCACCTGATTCTTCAGGTCATCGCGGGAACTGTCAGGAATGTGGTGAGCAATTTTCTGACGGAACGCAGGGCAAGGGGGTTGTCGCCACGCACTATCGGATTATATAAGGATGTTTTGGGCAGGTTTTGCGGGTGGCTTGACGACGTGGGGGTGATCAAGCTCGAAGAGCTCACGCCGGATGTTATCCGGCAGTTTTTGTTATATCTCGAAGCCCAGGGGAATAATCCGGGCGGCCGGCACGTATATTACCGGTCGATCAAGGCGCTCCTGAAATGGTGGGAGCGTGAAAACGAGGGGGAATACCGCAACCCGATCAAGTGGGTGGCACCGCCCAAGGTCGTGGCGCAGCCGATGTTGGGAATTTCCATGGAAAACGTAAAGCGCATGGTTGATGTCTGTTTGACCGATCTGGCGGATCGGGATCGGGCGATTTTGCTGACGCTGGTGGATACGGGCACCAGGCGGGCAGAGATCGTGGCGCTGGACGTGGGGGATGTGGACCTGGCCAGCGGGGAGGTGATCATCCGGCACGGTAAGGGGAATAAATTCCGGCTGGTACGATTGGGGGAGAAATGCAGGAGGGCGGTACGGAGGTATTTAAAGGGTCGCAAAACCCTGACGCTATCCTCGCCGCTGTTTGCCACGGACGAGGAGGACAGGCTGACGTTCTCCGGGCTGAGGCAGATCGTCCGCCGGCGGGCGGTGGACGCGGGCGTGAAGGCGCCGGGGCTGCACGATTTCCGGCGCTGTTGTGCGATCGCCATGTATCGAAACGGGGTAGACATCTACACCATTTCGAAGTACCTGGGGCATGCCGGCATAGCGATCACAACGAGATACATCCGTTTAGTGGATGAGGACGTGGCTGAGGCGCACCGGCGGGGCTCGCCGGTGGACCGGGCGGGATGGTAGAAGGGTTATGCAAAGGTAATAGAATTAAGCAGCTGCGGAATGTCGAAAAACGTTGCATAAGTTAAGCTAAAAGGGCAGGCGATGAACCTGCCTTTTTATTTTAATTCAGGATGAATCCATCCCGTTTCAGCTAATTTATAAATATTATCGGGATCGATCTCGGCCCAATTTATCTTTGATAATGTT